GCTTTTATGGTTGTAGCAGAACCCCCGCCGCCGCCACCACCACCAGTATTTGCCGTTCCAGAAGTTGCTATCGCTCCATTATTGCTACCTGCGCCGCCGCCACCCGCACCTCCAGCGCCCGGTGTAGTTGTGGGATAGCCACCGCCACCGCCACCGCCGCCGTATGTGACGCTACTGCCACTTATGCTGCTTGCGCTACCAGCACCACCAGCACCACCAGCACCACCATTTATACCTGCTGCGCCAACAGCACTAGCACCGCCACCGCCGCCACCGCCTCCAGTAACACCACCTGTGCCTCCAACACCGCCAGCAAATCCTTGACCCGATGTTCCAGCACCACCTAAACCAGCAGTACCGCCCAATCTTCCACCGCCACCTGACCCGCCAGCAACACCATTGCTAGTATTTGCTCCGCCGCCTCCGCCTCCGCCAACGGCAGATGTTCCATATGCGCTAAAAGTAGAATTACTACCGTTATTACCCGTTCCTGTTGTAATTGCCGCGCCTGCGCCAACTGTAACTGTATACGCAGTACCTACACTAGCAGCTAAACCAGAGCCAGACAATAATCCACCAGCACCTCCGCCACCTTCGCCACTATCGTTAATCGCAGATGAGCTACCGCCTGAACCACCACCCGCAACAATTAAATAAGATACAGGAACTGTAGAAACACCTGTTCCGCCATTAAAAGTTGGCAAAACCCCCGATACAGCTTTGGTTAGGTTAATGGTACTGATAGCCATATTAAGCCCTTGTTACTTCTTTCCAAGACGTAGTTGTCTCATCCCACTCGTAGACCTTATCGTCTGTTGGCATCGGTGTCGGTGCGCTCCATAGGCAAGTATCGTCGTTTAATACCCAGCTTGCAAATGGCTTTGGTGGGATAAATGCGTCTTTTGTGCGGTCGTAGGAGTAACCAACCCCTGCGTAGTTTTTACGCAATGGAGTACCGCCGTTACGATGCTGACCGCCGTATGTGTTGTATGAAGTCTGAATCCACTCACCGGGGCTTGAGTCCACGAATGTTTGAAAGAACTCAGGTTCAGCAACGATAACTTGTGTGACCGTGCCGTCTACTACTTTTGCAAAATGTGACATGTGTTTCCTTTATGCTGTGTAAGTGCCAGATGATGTAAAGGTATGGTAGGTGTAGCCGCCAGCACTGGTCACTGTACCGCCTGTGCCTTTTTGTGAGCCAAGGTAGCGAATTACAACCACACCAGAGCCGCCGCCACCTGAAGGGTACGAAGGATAAGTTGAATATGAAGTGTCGCCTGTGCCACCACCTCCGCCACCAGTATTTACAGTTGCATTTGTTCCGCCTCTTGCCCCACCGTTTGATGATCCCGCCCCTCCGGCTCCTCCACCGCCGGTTCCGCCTGCACCTCCCAAGCCAGAACCAACACCGCCGCCACCGCCACCGCCTGCGTACGAAGTCCCAAGAGATTTCCAATTTATTCCCGCACCACCAGCGCCGCCTACTGTTACGGTTGTTCCATCAACACTTGAGCCAGCCGCATTTTTTCCACCGCCACCACCAGCAGTTAAATAGTTTTGTGCGCCACTAAAACTCAAACTTCCTCCGGCACTACCTTGACCAGAAGTTCCAGATCCGCCAGTTAAAGTTGACCATCCAGCACCTCCACCAGAACCTCCTGATGTTGCAGATCGATAACCACCGGACGCTTGATAAAAACTACCAGTACCGCCGCCTATGCAAGTATTTCCAAAACCGGTTGAATTTGAACCGTTGTTGCCTCCACCATCACTTGCAGAATAAGCTGCACCACCAGCGCCAATCACAAGAGAATATGCACTACCAGAGAAAACCGTAGCAGTTGAATCTATTGCTCCGCCTGCACCACCAGCGCCTGCGCCTACGTTTGGCGCTCTTGCGCCTGATCCTCCACCAGCAACAACCAAATATTCAATTTCATAAGTCAACGAATAATTAACCCATTCGCCGTTTTGATATGCTTCTAATTTAGCTAGAGTTGTGTTATATCTAATAGCCCCGTTTACAGGACTGCTTGGTCTTTGTGCGGTTGTTCCCGAAGGTAAATTCATAGCGGATGTACCCGCCCCACCATAAACATCTAAAGCCGTAGTTGTCACCGTACCCTGACCCGGTGCTATGACCTGAGTGATGGGGCTGGTGTAGTACACATAGATGTTGTTAGTTCCGCTCAGTGGAGCAGAAGTAAACGTGATGGTGCTGCCGCTGACCGTATAAGCCGAACTGGGGTTCTGGGCTACGTTTTCAATCGTGACTTGGACTTGGGCCACAGACGCAACTGGGCGAGACAGCGTAAATGTCGTGGCAGAACCCGTACCACTGAAATAATCAATGGCTGGCGTGAAAGCCTGTGTGGTGTTGGTGTTGCCTATAAAAGCCATTTAGACCACCGTTAATCCTGATACCCAAGCGTCTGCCGATGTAGCCGCACTTGAGACTACAACCAAAACATCTGAAGCCTGCAAAATAATTCTGTTGCCTTGGATTACCTCTAACGACCCACCAACCGGAACGGTGGCTGTTTCTACCAAATAGTAGTTGACCGCCGAACGGGTAATGTAAACGTCACAGGTAATCGGGGAAACGGAAGTGTTGGACACCACAAGGCTGGCTACAGCCAATGTGCCAGAAGAAACTGTTGTGACGGTTGAACCGCTGGTGCTTACATTCTTAACCCCATACGATACGTTGGTGTATGTTGCCATTTCTTATCCCATCATAAAAGCAAAATAGTACGCTTGGTCAACTGAGGCTGCGGTGCTTGCTGCCCATGTTGGGCCTGTACCATTTGAAGTCAAAATATACCCGTTTGCACCAATCGGCAATTTAGACAGGGCAGTGCCAGAAACGTAGTAAGAAATGTCGCCAGCAGCGTAGCTGGTTAGACCCGTACCGCCGTAATTAGCGGCAATTGTTCCACCCTGCCATGTACCGCCTGTGATGACCGTAGAGTTCATGTTAAGGGCGTTAGTACCCCAAGTCACATTTTCTGGGAGATACCCGTGGTAGTCCCATGTACCCGCAACAGTGGCGTTAGATACCAATACAAGTTCAATCGCGCCACCAGAGGTAATCGTTCCAATCGAGCCAGTGGCATAGTCTTGGAGTGTCAGTGTTCCAGTTGCGTTATTGTTAAACCCAAACGCTACGCCTGTACTCAGGGTAGTCGCATCAGGCATTGTGTAAGTCTGATTGCCTGTGCCAGTAAGGGTCTGAGAGTAACTAGATGCCGCAGTTAGCGCCGTTGTGCCACCTGCCGCTGCGATAGAGGTATTGGACTGGTTTAAACGGTTAATAGATACGTTCTGGTTGGCATCACGAATCATTACCGAGTTAGCGCCGGAGGAAGAAGTTACACCTGTGCCACCATAAGCCACACCTACGGTTGTGCCTTGCCAAGTACCAGAAGCAATTGTGCCCAACGGACTGACGTTACCAGATGCGTCTAAATTAACAGACTTGCTAGATGGATAGGTTACAAAGACATTGACCGTACCGCTGAACGTAACCGCTGACCCAGAATTGCTGGATGCCAGAATGGTTGTGCGTGTTAGCGTAGGCCCGGTAGTTGAGTACGTACCAACACCAACTTCCCAATTACCCGTAGCGTCAAAGGAAGAGTAGTACGTGGTATTACCGTTGCCAACCACGGCAAAGGATTGGAAGCCCGCGACAGAGCCAGTAAGCGTAAAACTTACTGTGGTGTTGGCTGTGCCAGTCTGTTGTACCCGGTCATTGAGGGCTAGAGCCATTTAAGACCCCTTATGAAGTCGCGGTAGTCGAGTAGGTAACAGTTACGGTATCACCAGAAGTAACAGTCTTGGCAGTGCTGAAGTTTCCTTCGGAGTACAAAGTACCCGCAGTGCTAGAGATTGTGCTGACCGCGCCAGTACCTGTCACCAAGAAGCAACCGTAAACAGTAGCAGAACCCGTCATCGTGTAGGTAATTGCTGTGGCTGTAGACGTAGTAACGTTTGATGGGGTTGACCCTGATGAGCTAGCTGCGCCGAATACCGCAGTACCACGCACACCTGAACCGCCAACGGTGTAGGTGGTCAACTCAGTCCATGTCTTAGAAGCCATAGTGTCTGCGGCTGCAAACGTGGTGCTGTTGTTAATCAGGCCAAGGAACGGCCCGACTGTGGTGTATGTTCCAGAGGTACGGAGCAGGGTGTCCAGCAACAACTGTTTACCAATAGCAACGACCAAGTTAGGAAACTCTTCGTTCCACTTGATATTACCCTGCGCGTCACGGCACTCGACTTTGTAATAGCCTTCGATGCCCATACCTTCTGGGATAGACGCATTAGCTTGCAGGGTGGCTACAGCGTTGTCTCCAAAACCTGATTGTTCTTTGTGCATGGTGGCTCCTAATTAGAACTGCGAATTAACGCAGAGGTGGCTGTATTAGCTGGCATTGTGATGGTGAACGTACCGGTAGATGTCTTATCTGAACCGAAATCCAACACCGCAATGGATTTATTTCCTTGGCTGTAATTGTAAATCAAGGCACACCGTGCTGTCACTGATGTTGACCATGAAACATTTGCAAAATTAACGTATACCGTATAGCCAGAAGAGTTAAGCGTTACCCCTGTCATAATCTCACCACCCGCTGTATAGCCTGACGCTACAACCTCATTGGATGTGCTATACACCGTGGTATCTTCATCAAGACTAGCATCTGCCGTGTATAAGGCAATCTTGATTGTGTCCGTCAGCAGGTTATGCACCGCTTGGTACACCTCTGCTTTAAATGAAGTAGTCTGTGTTTGGACGATCATTACATGACCCCATTATTCTGGGGTAAAGGCGCAGCGCGGTACTGACCACTACGATACGCATCGCTACGCTCAAGGCCATCACCCAGACGTTTAGCAAGCATTAACGCTTCCTTGTACTTGCCATCGTACAGTGCAACCATGTCGGCTTCGCCCTTCATGTAGGTATACGCCTCTACCAACGCGCCGTAAAGCAGCACAGAGTCAAAGTTGTCACCTAACCAAGTGGTTAACGCAGTGGTAATGGACTCTGGGTAGTAGTAGTAGTGAAGCTCTGCAGAATACGTAGCATCCGGCGTTGGGCCAAGAATGAACGAAAGCTCATTGCTGATTGTGGAGCTAGTAACTGTTGGGCCAAACAAGGCGTAGTACTTAGGGGTAGCTGTGTCAGTTGGCTGTGGATACGCTTCACGAATGAAGTTGACATCCTTGTTAAGTAAAAACGTGTACACCCCAGCCGCATCAATTACCGCTAAAGAATAAGACGAAAGGTAGTCGTTGGGGCACGACAGGTACTTGTTGTTAACTGTAACTGACCCCGTCACGTTTTTTCGCAACGAGGGGAACTGAACGGTGTTGTAAACGCGCTGCTCTGCCTGCTGAATGAACGTATTCATGTCAGTAGTGCTGAACGTGTTCTCCGTGTAATCGGAGATTGCAGTGACTAGAGCAGCGTAGTTCATACTTTATGCCATTGGGCCTCGTGCCATTAAACCTTTGGTAGCCGCGCCAGTTCCACGGACTTTGATGCCAGAGGTTTTGGTTGGCTCATTACCAGCAGATTTGCTGATGCCGCCGATACTTACATCGTAGGTGTCCAGCTTGCTACGGTTAGGTGTTTTTCCGGGGTTCTCGGAAATTGCAAAAGGTTTGCCATCCATAGTGTGGGGCTTGGCGTAAACGCTGGCATCGCCAACTTCCTTGCCCATCAGTTTTTTGCTAAAGGTTGCCATATTAGCCTCGCTTTTGGTTAGCTACTTTAGCAAGGCCACGGCCTAGCTTCAGCATTTCTTCGTTGGTCTTTCCGCCTTTGCCGCCTTTTCCACCATGCTGAATACCAACGGAAGGGCCGCTATCGCCAAGATTTTTACCTTTGGTTTTGCCTTTAGAGGCTACACCGTCTGCAGATTTTGTAAATGCCATGATTAACTCCTATGAAACGCTTACTGTACCAACACTTGTAGTCGCAACCAAATAATTTGGGGTTAACACTACATCAAAAAAACTTGATCCACCAACAGGGTTCCATCCCCACTGGATGTCCCTAGATCCGCCACTATTGTATCCGTCAGTCATCTGTCCGGAGACAAAATATGTGGTATCTCTACGAGGATTCCTCAAAGCTTGAGGATCATCTACAGGATACATGCCCAACTGGAGTTGGGGCTGATCTGGATCCCAGCAACTCTTACAGACCAAAAGGTCATAGACCTTAGTCTTAATAATCTCTTTTTTCAGGTCAACAAGTTTAAACTGCGCTCCGCATCTATCGCAGATTGCAATTGCCTTCTTACCTGAAGCAAACCTATTAGCCATTTAAATGTAAGTCTGTCGAGGAACAAACCGCAGAGCGGCTGTTTCACGGTCTTC